TTCCCACTAAGCCCGACCCGACTGATCTCGAGCATCCGGTCCATAAGCCCCGACCCGAGCTCCCCCGACCAAAGACAGGGGACCATGGTTCCAGTTTCTCCCGACCCCGAACCCAAACTCCCAGTTCGTAAACCGTGTTTAACTAACCCCCGACCTTGGTCCCCCCCAAACAAATATAGGTGGGGGGAAGAGAGGGGGTGGACTAAGAAGAAACTTACGCCGCCAGCTTTGTAATTGGCATAATTCCACGCAACCTGGTTTGCTGATATATTTATCCGGTGAGTTTTTGTAATTTTGAGTTCGATCCAGAAGGCTGACCCCTCCGCGCACACGTGAACGTCTGGAACGCCGCCGCCATAGCGGTTTTCAATCCGTGTGGTGCTCCAATGCGGGGGTATCTTTTCCCTCACTCTGTTCCACAGAAGAGTCTCCGGTTTCTGTGCCATTAATCACCTTATAATCTGCATCAATAAATGCGGTTGGGTGTGATTTACGAAGCTCCGATAAACGACTTTCAATCTCTTCGCGGCTCATATTCTCAATAGCATGGAAGTGATTAGTCTCGCGCCTATCAACAGTAAGTCCACCTAGAGCAGATCGCGTTTTCTCTGCATTAATCGCCGCAGAAAAGTGCCCCTTTTCTTCAGCCCCCACAGATAAGTCTCTTAACCTCTTCAACTGGCCCATCAGGGTGACGCCATATTTACGCTCCCTGTCTTCCCGGAGCTCTTCTATAAATTCCGATACATGAGGAAACAACTGGGAGTCCAAAAGTTTATAAGCCTGTATTTTGGCTACCCCATTAGTATCAGAATAGCCGGCCAACCTTGCGCACTCAGCATTAGAGTTAGTGCCATCCACGTAATGACGAGCGAACTCTTTCTGTCGGTTAGTCAGTTTCCGGCCATGAGATTCTTCAATCTCTTCCGCTCTTCTATCGATCCGACGTTTCATAGTTACTCCTATATACAGGCCTTTTCAAAAATACAATTTGGTTTTTCAATATCGAAATGCCTCACGGTTAGAGTAAGAGTGCCACGAAACAGAGCTTTTTGACACGAGGTGCCACGAGAATCATAAATAGTGCCACGAGGTTATTTGGCTGTATTCCGGTGTTTTTGGTACACTTTTCGGTGTACGTGGCACTTGAGACACTTTTTTTCCTCTATTTTTTTATTTTTCATTCTCTTTTTTAAATTTGCCCCTATATATGGAACGAATGTCATAGCTCTCGAATTTACTATCTTTTATCCGTTCTGCGAACTTGGCGTCCCATTTTTGGACAGCCAACTGGAGTTCTTCTGGATTATTGTAGAGCCAGTGTTGTTTTTTAGGCGGCATGATCCCCTCCTACGTGGGATATGATAGCTTGACCAACTTTCTTATCTTTAGTATTCTACCATTAGAAAGGGAGGAAGTGAAATGACCAATAACCAAGAGAATCTTGTCACATGTCCCGCGTGCAGTGGGAATGGATACATTATAGATGGTGATCCAGAAGTAGAAGGTCCTGTTGTGGACCAATGTGGCATGTGCGACAGCCAGGGCGAGGTAGAGGAATCCTACGCCCAAGAATGGCCTTTCAAATGACCAATCAAAGAGGTTTGTAGAATGAAAATAGAACTGAACTTTGCTAATTTCCACAATCTTGTGCGTGTGATGTACAACGTCGATTATGTACATATCCAGGACGTCTTATCTAATGAGGAGTGGGGTAAATTCAGAAGTGATCCCTGCGGCTTTTTTATCCGCACAGATGATACGAAAGCCCAGGCCATCTGGGACGCAGCGATGAAGCGTGGAGCTTACGCCGCATGAGCACACATCTCACGGAGATTAACCTCGAGGCGGTTAGGAATATTAAAAGAGCGGTCAAGGATTATTCCAAGAGACTTGAGGAAGAGTGTGGGGTTAGTGTTCGAGTTGGGAAGCGAAAAGACTTTGGGAAGAAAGGCAACAGTTACAGTATTCTTCTCAGTTTCTACCCATACACCACTTGTGGTCACTGCGGCAAAAGAATGGCTTCTTCCTTAAAAGGTGCCAATGGCAAGCGTTATTGTGGTAAGTCCTGCAAAGGCAAGGCGTACCGGATGCGGGGGGAACAGAGGAACGAGGCAGTATGCCAAGAAAATAAAGTTCTGCGCGAAGAAAACAAACGTCTGAGGGCATTGACACATGATCAAGAAAATCTGGAAGGAAATCCGCAACCCCAAACACTGGGAGAGTAGAATGGGCTGGGAATATTTCGCATTGATCGCGTTGGGTAGTCTTATCGTTGGTCTTTTCGCCGGCGGGGGATGATTAGGAAATGCAATCAAAGGAACATATTAGGGGTTTGTGCGTCGATTGTGGCGAAAAGACCTTATTAGAAGTTCACTACTGCGAACCAAATCAAGGCAAGTATAGCGAAAACAAGGGAGCAATAAGACTCTGCTCAAAGTGCCATCGGGCGAGACACATAGATCGTAATGGGGATTATTGGAAGGACCCTTTGGAAATGGCCGCGTACTGGTATATGTGGGATAAGGAAATTGGCGAATGATGATGCAAGCGTATCGACTATCGTATTTAATGCAGATGAACCTGTTTACCCCAAATCCTTTTATATGTACGACGACGATCCGAGGTCACGTTATCGTGGGTAGGAGGGCAATCCATGCGGCTGAAACTTAACAATAGACGGCGTACCTATACACGGGTCATTGAGACAGGAACCGACAAATACTATGCCTCTTTCGGGTTGGACGATAGTGATCTGACCTTTCGTGAGGTATTTATAAGGGGGTCCAAGATTGGATCCGATATGGAGATCCTGTTGGACGATGCGTCCGTGGTTCTGTCGCTGGCGTTACAGTATGGATTGCCTCTGGAGCAGTTGTTACATAGTTTAAATACGGGTCGGGAAGAGGGTGGCACTTCTATTTTAGCGAAGGTCATTGCGGTAATGAATGAAGAAACCAATGAGATCCAAAAGGCGGTCGCCAACAGCCGCTTTGCTTCTTCACAGGATGTACCAGAACCGGATTGTCCAACCGAAGAAGGGTAAGGGAGCCTACAACCGTCTTAAATTAGGGATAAAGCCATGGCATTTATAGAGATAGACGGGGTTCGTTACCCTCGCATCACGATAAAGTGGAAGAACATCGTAGGGGATTTTTCTACCGTATCGCTCGAAGACGCAAAACAACTCGAATGCCGCCTTATAATTACGGAGGGGTATCTTTTTGACTGCTTTGAAGACGATGGCGAGATGTACGTGCGCACGTTTGCGACGTACCAGAAGGACAAGGACGAAATTGCGTTTGGGGACAGGAATTGTTTCCCGTACACTGTACTGACCAGAGAGAGCAAACGGGATTTGGATGCTGCACTAATGTTTATGAATCATGAAGATCGCTCTGCTTGACGTAGACAGTAAGATACCGAACCTTATATAATATAATATACAATAAATTAAGCACAAGGAACGGGGAGAACCTTAAATGCCATCTACTATTCCATTTGATCCTTCTTTAGTTCTCGGCAATCTCATAAAGCAAGAAAAGGTTGATAGCCTTAAGGCGATTGCTGAGGAGCAAAAACCAGCGGATGATGCGCAAGATGCCTTAAATGCATTGATTTTGAACAAGCGCAAACTCGACATGACTTATCAAGAGATGGTGAACATGGGGGTCAGCCTTGAGTCCCTGTCTGGTTTTGCGGAAATGATCGACAAGATGAAAGGTGACATTGCCACCCATGCTATCAAGTATGGCGATGAGGTGATGAAATCTGCAGGAAAAGTAGAAAGCACTAAAGATTCTCAGGACCAAAAGCAGATTGGTGAGGTTCCCGAAAGCCCCATAGACTGGAATAAGTCCAGTATCAAAAAGATGCCGATCAGCTCTGATACAATGAATGTAGATGTACAATATATCCGAAACGAGACAGAAGTGGATAGTAATGAAGCTCATGCTTCAGCAGTTGCACTTGCTGTCAGTGGATCAGTAGGCTTAATATTCGGAACCTCATCTGTTACAGCGAGTGCCTCTCACTCAGCAAAAAGCAGCACGTTGCACCAAACTTCCCAGCATCAGATTATAGGAACGCTTGTTATCACTGCCACTTGCACGCACAAAATCGCTGATGTGTTTGCACCTTTTATAATGGATCCTGACAAGGCGATTGATGCTTGGAATCTGTCTTTTCCCAAGTCAACGCTGGACACAACCTCCGAAGCGGAAATGCAGAAAGCTCTTGCGGTTAAAGCTGGAGAAAAAGATCCTAAGCTTTACTTACTTTCTGGGCAGACCATGGGCAGTTCGTTTGTTGGCATGGTTCATATTCTTCAGGCCCAATCAACTGATAGCACTCAGTCAGAAAGTGCGAGGACATCGGCAGCCGCAGTGGAGGCCCAAGCGTCTGGTCTTTTCACTTATTATAGTGGCAAGTTTGGCATTTCAAGTGACTCAAGCAAAAAGCTACAAGACCTTTTAAGCACGAACGACATGACTTCACATTGTTGCTTGATTACGATGGGTCTGATCCCATCATTAAAGAGCAATGAAATTGGCACCACCATCAAGACTCTTCAACCAAGTGCCGGAGAAGTGATGGGCCAACTGGCTGAAATTCAAAATGCTACTGATGGCGAAGTAACCAGCCCACCAGACAAAGCAAAAGCAGCCAGAGACGGTCAGAACTTTATAGAGTTGCAAAATTCTTATTTAAAGGAGTCTGTTTCCGCAGTTATTGAGTCTCAGGTAACGCAAAATAAAGTCATTGATACTAATTCATTAATGACAGCTTTCGATGACTTTGTAACGAAAGCCGCCGCAGATGACGCGTGTGGCGTCCCAATAAATTTCTTTGTTAAAGAGATTACAAAAGAAGAAATAGCTAAAGCCTACTTGAAGAAGTACAGCCCATTACCAAATTGGCAATTATCTTCTGATGATGATACTAAATAGATCCGTAATCTGATGGTAGTGGGACGCCGGCAGCTAGAGGTACTCGAGTATATAAACGAGTACTGGCTGGAGCATGAACAGGGTCCAACGGCGCGGGAGATCGAAAGCTCATTTGGCTGGTCGGAAGGCGCCAACGCCTCTCAATTTCATCTGGAAATCTTACTGAGTACTGGATTGCTCACGCGCATCCCAGGCCGCCATCGAGATGTTACTGTGACGGAGGCAGGGATTGACGCTCTGGACAACGCGAAGCTTGCTGACTCAATACGGAAGGTTGATGAGGGGGAATAGAGCGGACTATTTTGAGCGTATCGCGTCCAGGTCGTAGCCCATGGCATTGAGGAGTGCTTCCACTTTGTAGATTGAAGGTTCGACAATTTCGTTGTGTTCGTAGTGTTTAATCGTGCGAACAGTTATGCCAGACAGTTTGGAAAGGTCTGGTCTCGTGAGTCCAGACTCTTTCCGTACATCTGCTATAATCTTAGCCCAAGTTATATTTAAAGATCCATAATCAGTGTTTCAATTCACCCGTTTCATCAAATTCCTCGAGAATTGATTCATAGGACGTTGTTTTTTCTTCCCCGGTTGCCACGCCCAATGTAATCGTCAGGAGCCGTGACATCATATACGACAACATTGGAAGACCCATTTGCACTGCTCCATACTCTATAGCTACTCTGAACAATGCTACAGTTCTGGCGATAGGGGAAACATTTAAAGAACTACCGTCAGCTATATTCTGTAGTTCTTCCACAAAGGATTCAAGATCAGAGCTCTCCATTTTTGGCTGCCTTGAATAACTGAAAAGCGGCATAGCGTTCCAGAATTTGTTTGTCACTGGGGATATCCTTGGACACGTCCACGAGGAAAGCAATTTGCTGCGCGGGGGATCGCTTGTTAACTCTAGCAATGGCCCAAAGCTGTTTCCATACGTCCATGGGAACGGCCACGGATCTAAATCGTCGTCTGTCTGTCATTTTAGTCCGACTCCTTGCTTCGGTTCACCAGTTAAACGCCGTAGTTCTTGACTGAGATTCCAACGCAGGAACAACCCATCACTGTGAGTTTCTCCATTCATGAATGCGTCGATACTTCTTATAAGCCAGTTAAGGCGTGTTAATTTACCTGGCTTACGCATACTAACTTTTGCCCCCATAGCCATGTCATGGTAACGGAAGAGAGGGTCATCTAAAGAGTCCCAATTTTTCTGGGCGAGTCGTTCAAATACGCCACGCGTCGTCTCCAAACCCGCGAGTTGAGTTAGTCTCCAAGAGACTAAAGAACAGATCTCTGAGGAACCTTCTATATGGCGGATACGTGCGCCTATTCGTGTTACCTCTTTGATGATAGGATACGTATCCAGAATTTCGAGACTCTCACGGGTACTCGGGACAATCTGCGCGGATCTCCAGTTTGTGTTCTCCCATCTCCAAATCGTTCGTATGGCGACGGAGATTATAACGGCATTCTTCATTTGTCGCATAGACAGGATATGGGACAAGGTCCGGGGTTTTCCACGGTCAACGTCATCTAGACTTGGGACACCCCTCGCAACAGAAGTAGTAAAAGGCATGTCAGCCTTGACGCAACCCACCAATCTGTGTTGGCCATCTACAAGGTCGCCTTCTTCATTTAACTTAATGGTTTCTCCGTTTTGAACCCAATTACCAGATTTAATGTCACGGGCTAGAATAGCAACGTGACGGTCATTAATAGGGCGGTTGTTCGCCACATTACGTTCCAAGTACTTCCGTGCTTGTTTCGGAGTAATTGTCTCCGTTACAACTGTTATAGTGTGCATAAGCTATGCATCCTTTCTTTCTTTCTTCATCGTTATTGGAGCCATTCTTTGAGCTCCTCTCCCATCACCACGCTGGCAATATCCATTTTTGTGCGGAGAGCTTTAACAATCCTTTCGTCAATAGTCCCTTCCGCAATCAGGTCGATGTAGGTAACGTGATCTGTTTGGCCAATGCGATGCGCCCGGTCTTCGGACTGCATTCGAACAGCCAGATCAAAACTGTTCGCAAAATAAATTACGTTCTTGGCAGCGGTGAGTGTGATCCCGTAGCCGCCCGTTTGTGGATTGCCCACGAAGAACCGAGCCTCTCCGTTCTGGAATTGTTCAATGGCCGAGGTCCGGTCTTCGTCGGACGTGTCCCCGTAGTAACTGACGGTGGATTGTGGGCCGTATTCTTTTTGCAACGCTTGTGTAACGCGTTGCACATCGTAGCGGAACCGTGACCAGATTATGGCCTTACCCTCGATCTCTTCCAGACAATTCATCAGTTCTTTCAATCGGTTATCGGGGATCTCCACAAAAACGCCATCATCGGTCTTGGTGTGACCATTCAGCACCTGTTGCATTCGTAACAATTGGGTCATGACATTGGTGGTCGTCATGAACTGGTCATCTTCGAGATGGGCCAGAGCGTACTCCTTCAGATCCTGGTAGATGCGGGACTGCTCGTCCGTGAGTGTGATGTTTCTTTGGATGTAAATCTTGGCCGGCAGATCCAGGCACTCGTCTTTCGTAATACGCGAGGAAAAGATCTTCAAAAGCTCCGATAGTTGGTCCAGGTTCTTATAACCAACAATATCATTAAAAGAATGAGTGCCCACACTGCGAGGTTTTATAATCGCGTATCGCCACTCAAATTTATGGTAGTTCTCACCGCAATCTCCTAACAAACTCTTGTTTAGAAAGCGGCATTGCGCCCATAGGTCCATCGGACTCTGGGTCACGGGGAACCCTGTCAAAATACGCCTGTACTTGGCCAAAGCGGCCAGTTTAATAAGGGACTTTGTCCGCTTGGCTTTAGGAGACTTGATGGCAGTGGACTCATCCACCGCTAAAAGGGCCTCAGAGGACCCTAGAAGCTCCCCAAGATATCTGCGACCAATACCGGGCCTAGATAGTGCCTCTACATTCATTATAAGCACTCGGAGGCTTTCTGAGGGTAGTAGCAAAGCCTTCAGTTCCTCTTTCTGCCTCTTACTAGGAGATGCCTTCCATATCACCACCTTCCGCTTTATGCGGTCAGGCAGATGGGCTGGAATTTCCAGATTGGCCCAGTTCCGGTAGACACCCTTGGGTGCCACTACTATGAAGGTATCAATTTCTCCGCGCTCAAACAGGATGGCAGCGTTGTCGATTGCAACCTTGGACTTGCCGGTTCCCATTTCTAGGAAGTATGCCCAATTGATTTTGTCCCAAGACTTTTTTAGTACTTCAGCCTGGTGCGCAAAGGGCTTAGTTTTGAATTTGTATTTCATTTCTGGGAGCAACCTATCATATCCCATTTATACTTGCAATCGTAAAAAAAGTAGTTTAAAACAAATGGGGTTGGTCTTCTTGATGGGGATTGGGGGGACCAATCATTAGATTAGAAAGGAGAAAGATATCTTGGCTGGAATTGTCTTTATAACTCAAGAAAACCCTCGTGTTGATATTTTACCCGCAGCGCGGTGGGGTGAAGTCACGCCCCTGGCAACCCCTTTTGATCAGATTACTATGAATCCCGGACGCTTCGTCGCGCATATAAAGCGGAAGCTAAAGAGGTTCGATGACGACGATTGGCTGTTGGCTATGGGTGATCCGGCCATAATCGGCATTGCATTTGCAATTGCCGCTGGTGTTAATGCAGGACGGGTTAACATGTTGAAGTGGGATAAGCTTGAAAAGGCATACTACCCAGTTCGCATCCGTCTTCGCGGCGGCATTGAAGAACTGAACAACCTGACGAGGGAGTACGTAGATGAGTAAAGAAGATATTTTTGAAACGATAACAGCGGATGCATCTCAGTTTTCGGGACTGACAACTGAAGCTGGCAAGGAATTGTCGGAGTTGATCAAGTCATGCAACGACTTTGATAAACGTCTAACAATCGCTCAAGACGAAGTTGCGTTTCTGCAAAAGCAACGTAACCGATATCTCAATGAATTAATTCCAGATAAAATGGGAGAGGTGGGACTGGACAAATGTGAAGTTAACGGATCTTCCGTTAGTTTGACAACTTTTGTCCAAGCCACAATGCCAAAGGACCCTTACCAAAAGAAATTAGCGATGGACCATTTACGGGACATCGGGTGTGAAGATTGGATTAAGAACACCCTGTCTGTGAAGTTTGGCATTAACCAAGACAACCAAGCCAAGTCGATTAAAGCTGATTTGGAAGATGCCGGCCTTTACCCTGAACTAGGGGAAAGGGTTGAACCGGCAACACTAAGGAAGTTGGTTAAAGATCGTTATGTTGAGGGCCAAGAAATTAATCTGGAATTGTTTAATGCCTTTGTTGGAACAAGAGCAAAGTTGAAAGGATCATGAGTATGCAACCACGGAAAAAAGTAACTAAGAAAGCAGCAGTAGCAAAAAAGACGAACGGGAAGGCTCTCACTGTCCTTGAAGATGCATTTACGGCTGCTGCTGGGATGGGCATGGAAGATATCACCCATGAGGACATGTCAATACCAACTCTTAAACTTGCCGATTCAACCACGGACGAAATGAAGCCTAGCCATTCCAAATACATGGAAGATTTAAAAGTTGGACAGATCTTCAACGACGTAACAAAAGTAATATGGAGTGGTACCGAAGGAATTTTGGTAATTCCTGTCTACTACCGATTGGGTTATACAGAGTGGCTACCAGAACGGGGCGGTTATCCTGTGGGTGAAGTTTCCCAAGAAACATATGCTACGACAACGCGAAAGGAGGACAGTTATGAGGATATTCTCCCCAACGGCAACATTTGTGAGAAAACAGCAAACCATTATGTTTTATTCTTTACTGGCGACGGTACTCTCCAACGTGCCTTGATCAGAATGACGAGGACCAAACTCAAGAGAAGTCGGCAATGGAACACTATAATGCAGCTACAGACCCATAACGGGCGTCCGTTGCCTATGTTTGCCAACATTTACCGCCTTAAGACGACTTCAGAAACTAATAAAAAAGGATCTTGGACCACTTGGTCCGTTGCTTTGGAAAAGCGGATAGAGTCGATGGACCACTTCAACCAAGCAAAAGAGTTCTATGCAGGAATTATAAAGGGGGATGTGGAAACAGCATCTCCTGCTGCGGAATCTGCGAGTGAGACTTCTTCAGACGACTTACCCTTCTGAGGGGGGAGCCCACCTGACCCATTTAGGAAAGATCAGGTGGGCATTTTTTTCTGATGAGTACGCAGAGGTTTCTAGAACTATTTTTAGGTTGCAACGGAGCTCACGGTCAATCTCAAGTTCTTAATCGTCACAGGCATGGTAAAACCCAAGCCAAGTATGAGATTATCCGTGAACCACTGACGTTTGACCTGATCCAGGATCACTTTGACGGTAAGCGCGGTGTTGGTTCCATCCCCATTAACGAACAGAACAAGTGCCGCTTTGGTGCTTTGGACATTGACGATTACAATCTGGATCTTATTGCTCTCTACAAGAAGGTAGAGAGGATGAAGCTTCCCTTGATCACTTGTCGTAGTAAATCGGGGGGAGCACATTTATTCTTATTCCTTACCGAATTTATTTCCGCAGCAGACATGCGGGACAAACTCGCGGAGTTTGCATCAGCACTGGGCTTTGGCAACTGCGAGATTTTCCCCAAGCAGGAAGAAGTTATCGTGGAGCGCGGAGATGTCGGGAATTTCATTAATCTTCCCTACCATAACAGCAAGTACTCAACGCGGTATGCTCTCGCGCCAGATGGGGAGTCACTCAGCTTGGAGGACTTCCTGGATCGTGCGGAGTCGCTTAGACAAAGTGCGAAGGAATTAGCGGAATGCAGCATAGGAACGGAAGAGATTGTGCTGCCACATGGACCGCCATGCTTACAACAATTAACAGTGTCGGGGATACCGGAAGGGGGACGTAACAATACGCTACTTAACCTTGGTGTCTACTACAGGCTGGCGAGTCCTAATGATTGGAAAACTTTGCTCGAAGAACATAACCAGAAGTATTGTAATCCCCCTGTGGCCGCACGAGAAATCGTGACGATCCAGAACCAATTGGACAAGAAGGACTACTACTATACGTGCAAAATGGAACCTTTGCATGGTCACTGTAATCGGGCTTTGTGCAGAACGAGAAAGCACGGAGTGGGCAACAGCAACGGGGCGACTCCTTTGCTTGGCGGATTAACCGTAGTGGAATCAGAACCGCCGGTCTGGTTTGTAGACGTGGATGGTTCCAGGTTGGAACTTTCGACAAAGCAGCTACAGATGCAACTGGAGTTCCAACGGGCTTGCATGGAACAGATGTACCGTATGCCGACCAAGATGAAGGAAGCTGATTGGCGGGACCTGGTAGACAACTTGTTGGATACAGCGACACGTATCCCAGTGCCAGAAGAATTAACACACAAGGGTCAGTTTATTGAGCTTATGGAAATGTTTTGTACCAGCCGTATCAGAGCTCACGCTCCAGAAGAGTTGCTTACGGGCAAGCCTTGGACAGAGGAAGGGTACACCTATTTCAAACTAAGTGCGCTACAGGAGTTTTTAAAGCGGAGTGGTTTCGTCCACTACACCAGAGGACAGATTACGGAACGTGTTAAGGAGATGAATAGTGGTGGTACGGGGAACAAGAGATATCGTTTTAAGGACGATAAGGATATTTGGCGCGAAGTCCGTGTGTGGTTTGTACCTGAAGTTGTAAAAGGGGAAATTGAACTTCAGGAAATAACTTATGAGGATGAGGAAATTCCGTTTTAGAGAGGGGTTACATGACACACGAATTATTATATTATGGTCCACCGGGCACAGGCAAGACTCAAAATATTTCAAAGCTGGTACGCGGTGCTTTAGAGGAGGGGATCCCTCCTGAGAGAATTGCCTGTGTCTCCTTTACCAGAAAAGCAGCATCCGAGAGCCGGGAACGGGTTTGTAAGGACTTGGGCGTAACAGAGGACATGTTACCCTATTTTCAAACCCTTCATTCGATGGCCTTCCATGCCGGCGGCTTTAAACGGTCAGACCTGATATCACCACAAGATTTAAAAGAAATTGGGGGCGCAGTGGGACTCTCTTTTTCTGCCTACGCCAAGAAGGACGTAGAAACAGATTTTGATACGCTAGGAGTATCTCAGGGTGATCAGTATCTCTCAATGTACCAGCTTTCTCGTAGTAAAAAGATGGATCTTGAGGAAGTCTTTAGATCCACTTCCAATTACGATTTGTGGTGGAACGAACTAAAGCGTCTTGTGGGATCGTACACTAACTTTAAAAAGGCCAAAGGCAAAGTTGACTTTACGGATATGATTGAGCTGTTCGTCAGGAAGAATGACCCCCCAGACATTGATGCGCTGTTCGTGGACGAGGCACAAGATCTATCCACGTTACAATGGGAAATGATTTCTGTTCTTCGTCAGACCCCTCGTATCCAGATCTTTACAGGTGATGATGACCAAGCCATCATGGGATTCCAAGGGGCAGACGTAAGAGCTTTTCAGAATTGCGCTTCCCAAACAAAAGTTTTAACGCAGTCGTACAGGCTTCCTCAAAAAGTATACGAAGTAGCACAAAATATAGTACGTCGCATTGAGGGAAGGGAACCAAAGATTTGGTACCCCACAAGAGAAACAGGATCTGTTACGTACCATCGAAACCTGGAAGAAGTTCCCCTTGAGAGTGGGGAGTGGTGCATTATGGCGAGAACCAACCGGATCGCCAATATCTATGCGAACATGCTTCGTGAGCAAGGTTGGGTATTCAGTCGTTTTGGCGCCCCTAGTATTCCATTGAAAATGTATACAGCCATCCTGGATTGGGAGTCTTGGTGCAAAGGTTCCTTGTTATTACCAGAACAAATTAGAAATATTTACAGCTTTATGGAGAGTAAGAAAGGGTTTAGACATTCCTTTGGACCACGATCTAAAAACCTTTTAGGTTTACTCCCGGATTGTCTGACTAAGATGGAAGATGCAAGAACTACGTTGGGTTTACTTGCCCCATCTGGACGATGGCACGAGCAATTAACGAAAGTGGATACCGATAGTAAGCACTATATTCTAAATGCTCTTAAACGCGGGGATAATGTTAAGAATCCTCGTATCAAAGTAAGTACAATTCATTCCATGAAGGGGGGAGAATGCAACAACGTACTAGTGATTCCAGATCTGAGTTTTGCAGCGTCCAAGGAATATCATCGTCGCCCCAATACAGAGCATCGAGTGTTCTACGTGGGGGTAACAAGAACAAAACAGAATCTTCATCTGATGGAACCCCTGGTGGAGTCCAAAAGATTCTACTCGATTTAGATAAAGAATTGCCAGACCACCCCCATCCAGAGAGAGTCTTGATTGAGGCGTTTCGGCTGGTCAGTGGATCACGGGCCGTTCAGCATGGGGATTATACAGAACTCCACAGTCGAATTGCGAAGTTGTGGAGTGCTTACTTGGGGGTTCCTGTTAAAAGTTCACAGGTTGCCTTCTGCATGACTCTTGTAAAAGCAGCACGGGATGATTGCGGAGAATACAATAAGGATGATGGTGAAGATGCGACAGCATACACCGCACTATGGGCGGCTCTTACTGCGAAAGAGAGACTAGACTAGTGCGCGAGGATCTATTTGAGGAATCAATATGGACCCCTCCCGAGAACCTTCCTGACCTGTCTGGCGAGAAAATTATCGCAATCGACGTAGAAACCAAGGACCCAAACCTCAAGGATTTGGGACCGGGCTGGCCGCGTAAAGATGGTAAGTTGGTTGGGATCGCAGTCGCTACGGAGGGGTGGAACGCTTATCTTCCGATTGCTCACTGGGGTCCGGGGAACATGTCCAAAAACCTGGTGTGCCGTTGGCTGCAAGATCAGTTGGATTATGGCATGTCAGTGGTATTCCATAATGCACAGTACGATCTGGGGTGGTTGTTGAGTGAAGGTATAAAGGTTAAAGGTCCGATACTCGATACCATGGTGGCCGCTCCCTTACTGGACGAAAATCGTTTCAGTTACTCCCTTAATGCGCTAGGAGCCTCATACCTTGGAGAACGAAAAGCGGAGGAGGAATTAAAACGTGCAGCAGCCCAACACGGGGTAGATGCCAAAGCGGAAATGTGGAAGCTTCCGGCATCGAGAGTTGCTTTGTATGCGGAGACAGATGCCAGATTGACTTTGGAACTATGGCATGTGCTATACAAAGAAATAGAGAAAGACAATTGCTTGCCTATCCTGGATCTTGAGTTGTCTTTGCTTCCCCTTGTCTTTGAGATGCGAAGAAGAGGGGTTAGAGTGGACCTGGAGAAAGCACAGAAGACAAAAAAGATACTGGAAGGCAAGGAGAGGAAGCTTCTTGTAGAGGTTAAAGAGGAAACAGGAGTGGACCTTGAGCCGTGGACCGCGACCAGTATGGCTTCTGTGTTCGACAAGTTAGGTCTAACCTATGAAAGAACAGCCAAGTCCCAAGCACCTAGTTTCACTAAAAACTTCTTACAAGACCATAGCCATCCGGTTGCCAAGAAGATTCTGGAGATACGGGAGTACAACAAGGCGAACACCACCTTTGTGGATACGATCCTTCATCATCAGTACGATGATCGCATCCACTGTGAGTTTAACCAGTTGCGCTCGGATGACGGTGGGACTGTGTCGGGCAGATTTTCCTCTAGTCATCCAAATTTGCAGCAAGTACCCGCTCGACATCCTGAAATTAAACAACTCGTCCGGGGCCTCTTCTTACCAGAAGAAGGATGCGTCTGGGGGAGCTTCGACTACAGCGCCCAAGAACCGAGATGGTTGATGCATTATGCATCCCTCACTCCTTCTACGAAGGATCATCCCAAGGTTAAAGAAATTGTGGAGCTATACAAACAGGATGATATTGACTTCCACCAGATGGTTGCGGATATGGCTGGGCTCGACAGGCGTCGCGCTAAGACCATTAACCTGGGAATTATGTATGGAATGGGGCTGGCCAAACTAGGCAACATGCTTGGCAAGTTAAGTATGGAAGAGGCCAGAGAAATACGGGACGAATACGACGAGAAGGTTCCTTTTATACGTACATTGGCATCTACTGTAATGAAACATGCTTCTTCTCAGAAAGAATTACACACCCTGATGGGACGCAAGTGCAGATTTCCCATGAGAGATAAAGGGTTCCGCGCCAAGATATCCCCTGTCCACGTGGATAAGCTGGAAGAAAGATGGCGTGATATAATTGCCACACCTGAAGCCGAGCGGCAGGAATACTGGAGGGACCATGACCCTGATAAGTACCAGGTCGCGTTCACGTTTAAGGCACTTAACCGATTAATTCAAGCCTCCAGTGCGGACCAGACCAAGAAAGCTATGCAGGACTGTATGGGAAGTGGGTACATACCAATGCTTACGGTTCATGACGAGTTGTGCTTTTCCATTGAGGATGACACTCAGATCGAAAGTATTAAATTATTAATGGAGAACTGTGTGACGGATATGAAGATACCGTCACGGGTTGATGTCGGTATAGGAGAAAACTGGGGGGATGCGAAGTAGTTAGTGGCCTTTTGAAAAAGGTATCCATTGGTTTCCGGTACCAACAGTACAGGAAAGTGAATCCACTCCCGTAAGGACCAAGGTCCATGATCCTTCGTCAGATACAAACAATTCAAAGAGATATTTATTATTAGGAGGGGCAATCAGACCTTGCCAAGTTAAATGTTCTTGGGCTTCTGAGGCCAATAGAGCCACAAAATAATCTCTAGGTACTCTTGGATGGTTTAAACAGGGACTTATTGCCCAGGCAAAGGAGGGGAACATGACCAACAAAAAGGCCAGCCACTTCATTGTCCTATCCACTTGTAATGGGGGGGTCTGTAGATTTAGGAGTTATACTACCAATCCCCTCACTCGCCATATTAAGATACTCGTTTGGATCCACCCTACGGCTGGCAGCCAGGGAAACAATGGCTTGCCGAATGGGGATCCCACCGGAAGTAGCCACCTGTTGTGCAGTCTCTGGGCTTTGATATGCCATACTAAGATCTTTCTCCTTGGCAGCAGTCTCCATCCGCTATGCACTTGCAATCAGCGCATTGGTAATGACCATGGACAAAGATTTTTGGTTTATCGCAGCCGCACTTAGGACAAACTGGACCAGGTCCTCCCGTCGAAGCGGCGAGCGCTATTTCTGTTTCTAGTTCCGACATAACTGCAATGCACCCATCCTGAGTGGGGTTCCCCTTCCTTGTAAAATTCCAGTATCAATTGATCGTAAGTTAGCTCATTAATAATCAATCGTGCCACATCTATGTTCGGTATTCCCGGAACCTCGAAGTCAACCGCTTGACCAATTATATGCTGTGACCTGTCCGAGGACCCTAGTAACTGGTTAAGATCTATACACCTGTAACCACTTGAGGGAGTAAAGGGGCGACCATAGTGCGTCCTCACCGGCTCAAGAATATTGGTGCATACTTCCTTCAGGTTCTTTATCGACTCCTCATCTGGTGTGTTGTCTATTCCGTTTCGTGTTGCCGTCTGCGACTTGGTTAACTCCCATAGGGAGAAGTGGTCGGATAGTTTCATGTGATCATTGGATCTCCAGTTAATTTAGCTTCCTCCCTTGCGGCTAATACCCGTATGGCTCTTTGTTCAGGTGTTTCCTGTGCTTGTGCCTGTGCTACTTGAGCAAGAGCTTGAGGAGGAGCAGCTTGAGCGGGGGGGATTCCAAGTCCGCTCCTAACTTGGGCTGGTAGTCCTTGAACAGCCGGCCCTATTTCCTCAGATGTTTCCTTGAGGAACTCCATCCCAGGTTGGATTATTTCCTCACTAATTGTTTCTCGCGTGTCAGCGGAGGGTTGTAACTGAGACAGTGTCATTAATCGAGCTTCTTGGGCAACACGTTCACGTATCTCCATCATTAATGGACTAGCTTGGTCCACATCTGCACCAGCCCTTAACCCTTGTTGATACAGTCGTCTTCCACCTTTAAGCCCCATTACTCCTGCTTGGTATCGGGGTTTTAGTAAACTGTTTAACAGCCATTTTTGGCGTAGAACGCGGCCCATGGTAAAGATAGCCAAGGCTTCTCCCATGAAGTGAAGAGGTTCCGTGACCAATCTAAAACCAGCACCAGCAGCAAACGCGGCGGGGGCCAACCCGGTCTTGCTTCTTAGAGAACTATCAGAAATACGTTCCCCAAGCTTGGAGAATTGTATAAGGCTATCCACCGTGTCCTGACCCAATATTTTAGACAGGGACCCTGTGCCGTGGGAATCTGTTTTACCATTTAGATTCTGGATCGTCCTCCGCATGGCATTGCCCCATGAACCTGAAGCAATTGCATCTGGGGTAATACCTTCTGGGAAAGAAGTAGACACGATCCGCGCCATAACAGCATCTTTAAAACCACCAGCGGCCTCCAATTTGGGGATGCCAAATTCATTCACCAAACGGTCATAGTGATTTGGATTGGCTATAACGGATTCTACCAGATCGTCAGCATTCTGTAGTCGTCCCGTCCGTACAGCTTGGAACAACTTGTCGTCACTTTGACGAATTGATTCTTTAAGAATCCCCTGAAGATTGGCGATCTCATCTGCAATGGGTCGTTCCCCTACCGCCGTTGCCGCTCTTTGTCGGATAGCCGCCGCATCTCCTCTTAGAATTTGAGCGGTAGCATTGGCGAACTCCGTTTTACC